AGTATTAGTGCAAGATACTTATCCACCAATTGGCGGAAATCAGATTTCTAATGATACTGCAAACGATATTTGGTGGCACTATCCGACATTTAAATTAGGGTCGTATGCACAAATAACAAATAATATTAGATATCCTGATAATCCAGATGAAGGTACATGCATGCCTGCATCAATGTGCGGAGCCTTATATCATGAGAAAAAACTAGGTTCTAATTATGTTTATCCTTTATCCCCTTTAAATCCTAATATGGGAACGCGTGTTGGCTATTTTGACACAAATAGTCAATTAATTGATAGTTTACCTTATAGAACGGATATGCAGAATATATTATATTAATCCACCTTTAGCCAACGGCACCTTCGGTTTGAAAAGGTGGAGCCAAACCTTTCTTATTTTTGCTCAACTTTTTCAAACCGAAGGTGCCGTTGTCTAAAGTTGATATGGAGCTAAACCTTGTTTATATTTTGGCACGGCAACGCCAGTCCCTTTGGACCTTTCCTAAACCGAAGGTGTCGTTGGCTAAAGGTGGTTGATGTGGTCAACTTTAATAATTTTATTAAATGTTAGTAAACAACCTTTCGATTCATTATTACTAATAAAAGGTTTTAATGAATCTTTTTTCTGTTTTTTATTTGGAGCTCTGTGTTCATAACCAGTTACACGCTCTTCTTCAATTGTTTTCCACACTTTTTCTAATTGACCAATACTATTTTTAAACCATTCTTTATTTCTCAAAACTAAAACACAACTTAGTTTATCAAGTCTCCAATAAATAAATTTAAGAAATATATAATTATACGGTTCACATTGATATTTTTCGACATTTGTTTCTTCCCATTCCTCAATATCTTTCGGTAAATATAAGTTTAATGGTTGGTAAATATAAAAAGGTGTTCCTTCTTTTGTATAAAAATGAATAATAATTCCTTTATACATAGAATCTTTTGTAGTTACATAGCTATTAAATTCATTGCCACTTGTATCATGTGCAATCGAAGAATCATCCTTATATTTTTCATAACTTGAATATTCGCTGAATTTAGTTTCTAAAAAGTCGCACTCATCAAGGTCACATACCTCCATTTGAAGCTGCATTTGCACCCAATATTCTTTTTTTGGTATTCCTGTAATTTCTCGGGTTGTAGGATTTTTTATTTCAAGCATACGACCAAAACGTTGTGAATCATTGTTTACAACAATTCCATCTGGAGATGCCCCTAAAAATTTATAATTAGGGTGTTGAATACAGCCAAAATCTTCTACTTTTGTATTATACATATGTTCATAGATTAGAACAGATAACGGTTCATATTTTTGTCCCCAGTGCATTGGCGTATTTACATTTACCATTTTTACTGGCTCATCTTCACATGCGTTTTCTTCGTCATTTGATTTAAGTGGTTGGCATTTTTCGTAAATTAATTGATTAATCGACGATTGAGATTCAAATGCTTTCCATGCATTACTTGCAGTAATTAAATTCCATCGAAATTGGTACCATTCAGGTGTTCTTTGAACAGGTTGAGGTATTTCTCTCAACTGCTGTATTTTTTGTTCAATTAAATTATTGTCTTCATTGTTGTATTCATTATTTTTTGTATTGTCATTATGGTTTGCGTGTAATTGAAAATTATTGTCTTTATCTTGTAATTTATCTGGATAAAAGGTAGAAATAAAAATATTAAACGCATCTTCAAGAAGCTCGTTCATATCTTCTTCAATATCTTCACCGTTATACAAATCTTCAATATGGTGTTCCATTTGAATATAAAAAATATCTTTTATTTCTTCTAATAAAATTTCATTAAAATTTGGCTCACAAATAGAATGTGGATTACAACTTATGTATTCATCCATTAATTGTAATGCGGTTTCAATTAGGTCATTAGCATATTCTTCTGTAAATATTGATGGCTCATCTTCAAAGACCAATGTATCTATAATATCTTCCAAGTCTTCTAATTCATAAATAAACATTGTATTATATATATAACTTTAAATGTTTTTAATATAAAATTATTACAAACTTATTTTTCCCCTTCAGAATCGCTTTTTTTATGACGAATTGTACCATGACCTTTTTTAACTGCCAATGATTTTAATGTTGAAACCCGTTTATCCATATTTTTTAGTGTAAAATGTTTTGTTGATTTTGTATATGTTAAAGCGGGTATGTCTTTAATAATTCCTGTGGTTTTATCATAAACAACATCTTTAACTCTAGCTAGTTTTTTTTTATCAAGACTATCTTTTAAAAATGTGGTCAACATATTTGTTTCTTCATTATCTAATTTTTTTTCCTGTGAATAAATGTCTACAAAATCTAATAATTTTTTTGTTTTTATTGTTTTGTTTAATTTACACCATGGCTCATTACTATTATTGTTTTTCTCTGTTTCAAGAAATATTTCCAAATTTGAAATATTATTTGATGATTTTGTTTCTTTTAATGGAACACCATTTAATAACATAGTTTTATATTTTATATTCTTTAGCTCTTGGCATTCATCATTTGTAGAATTTTCTACATTATTAACTTCTTCCATTCTATAATAGTAATATATTGTTTTAAGTTTAACTCAGTTTTATAAAATATATATTTGTTGGACAATTTTTATATTGATTTTTGAAATATATTGATTTAAATATAATATTCATCTTATATCAAAATGGAAAATGATATAGAAACACAAGATATAGAAACACAAGATATAGAAAGAGAAAATAATAATGAACCTACAAAAAAAATAAATATACATGGTACAAATAATAAATATTATATGAAAAAATTAATAAATAAACAATATGAAAATACATGTGAAAAAGATATTAAAAAACGCGTTATAACAAAAAAATGGACATTTTCTGATGAATATTATAATTATGAAAAACAAATGCAATTAATAATTGATATATCTAACAATGATTTTAAAAATGATTTTAAAAATGAAATAATAAAAATAGCTGCTCAAGAAATTAATAAAAAAATTTATGGTTATAAACAACAAGATAAAATTAAAAAACATTTTGATGAAACATGTTTTTTGACATTTGAAACAGTAATCAAAAAAATGTTGGAATGTGAATTGAAATGTCGTTACTGTAAAAATGAAATGAATGTTTTATATGACATCTCGAGAGAAATGAAACAATGGTCTGTAGATAGAATTAACAATGATTTAGGACATAATACAGATAATTTTCATTTAGCTTGTTTAGAATGTAATTTAAAAAGAAGAAGAAGAACTGATGAAAAATATTTATTTACAAAACAGTTGAATATTATAAAATATGATAGCTAGTATAATATTGTGTTTTAACCATCTTTAGGAAAGGTTGAAACGAAGTAAGTGTCAAATGGATACATTTTGGTATAACCTACCCTTCGGGTAACCGAAGGTTCCTTTGGATAAAGGTTATTTAAAATGTATTACCAACGTATAGACATTAATCATCTTCTTTTCTATCTTTGAAGTATTGCAAAATTTCTGTTTTAAATTCTTTTTCAAAATTTTCACTTGGTACTAAAATACCGTTATCATCGTACTTTAAATGTTTTAATGGTGAATATTTATATTTAAATAAAATTTTACACCTCTCTGTATATTTTCTATTTTCTTTAGTACCATGAAAATAATGTCTAATAACTCCAGGTGTATATCCCAATCTTAGAGTATTTGATTTTTTTTGAAATTCTAACATGCTATTGTTGTAATCGTATGAATAGTCATTATTCATCATTTTTTTAACATTATTAATAAATGAAAGTGCCATAATAGTATCTCCTGAGCCTAAAACAGCTTTATCATACAACCCCCCCATTTTTTCATATGCTTTTCTTGTAATTGCCCAAGCATATCCTGGATGCCAATAATCTAAACCTTTTGCAGTATATATTTTATTCTTGCAAAAACTATATCCAAAACCATTATAATGATTCATACTTAATTCATTACTATCCATATCAATAGCATGACTAAAAATTTGAACAACATCTTTATATCCATTTAATATTTTTAATGTATCTATAGCCCAAGAATTATTTTCAAACTCAATATCCGCATCAATCCACGCAAAAGCTTTCCAGTCAACAGGTAATAAGTTTTTAACTCCTAGATTTATCATATTTTCCTTATGCCAAATAGGGGTAACTGTTCTTAGTTGTAGATGATTTTTATTGTTTTTATCAGTAATAATAAATTTTTGATTTTTATATACTAACTCAACAATAAATAATTCGACGTATGGTTCTTCTTTTTCAAATCTTTTAACAAATTCTCTAAATAATTTATACCTTTTAGAATATAAACATGGGTTTGAAATAACAACTATTACATTTAATTTATTTTCAATCGGATCATTATTAGAAATTGCATATTTAATATGATTTCTTTTATAATGTATATTATCCATTTTATTTAAATTTGTAATATTCATATACTATTAATAAATATTTTAAAATTATTTGTTAATGTCTATTCGTTGGTACTATATTTTAGTAGTTAAAACAATATAAAGAGTGTATCCATTTAGCACTTACTTCGTTATAACCTTTTTAAAAGGTGGTTAAAGTTATTTTTAGTTTATAAATAATATTTAATACCTGTATAAATATTATTGTTATGGAATGGAAATGGACAAAAGGTGAACCTTTTGAAAGGTCTAGAAGACTAAAACATGTACAAGAATTAGAAAATAAACAATTTAGTAAAGATATGGAAACATCTGCATACACGAGTTCATTGAATCATGATGAAAATACGTGGGAAATATTAAATCAAACTATAGCTGGAACTGGTTTTAAAGTATCAAATAAGAGAGAAGAATTAGATTCTAAAATAGCAGGAAGGGATTTAGTACAACAAATAGGATTCAATCCATTTTTAGGAGAAAATAATAATTATGTGAATGATATAACAATTAGAGACCAATTTTTAAAACCAATAAATACCACACAAGGGTCAACTAGAACAAGTTCTAGTAATGAATAAATTTGACCTATATCAACTTTTCAAAAAGGTAGTTTTTGGCACTACCTTTCTCAAAGGTAGTTTTGGCACCACCTTTTCTAAAGGTGGTTAAAAGGTGGTTAATGTAAAGATTTACTACACATTGTATATAGTAAACGATTTACAAAATATCCTAAAAATAAATTTGATAATAATAAAAGCGTATTTGTTAACATTCTAAAATTAAAATTTTTGTAATTCTTAATTATATAAAACAATTCTGCAAATAAAAAGAATATTAAAAATATAAAAAATAAAATTGTTACAAAGAGAAAATAAAAACACGAATTTTTTGTTAAAGGACCGAAAAAAATGTTAATTAAATCAGACATTATTATATAATAATTTAATAAAATAAATTCTGAAAACAATATGTAATAATAATGACTTAAATAATTGGTAAATATTTTAAGATAATGAACAATACAACTTATTCAACGCAAAATGATTTATTATTAAATAATTTAATGGTTTTTTATGAAAATGAAAAATATTTGACGCGAATGTTAAAAATTATTACAGGTGAATCAAAAGTGTCTCTCCGAATTGTTGATTGGTTTGCTACAAATTATGCTAAAAAAAACTATACATTATATCCATTAATTGAATCTAATGGTAATATTATTCGTTTTAAAGTATATTTTGACTATAAATTAAAGTTAAAGGCATATAGTAAAAAGCGCTTCGACCCGTTTTGTAGATGGGATAGAATAAGTATTCCTTACAAAAATGGTACATGTATTGAAACAACTATTGGACAACTTAATTTTTTTAAATGGGCGCTGGAAAATAAAGTGGTTGAATACATTGAAGAAAATTATGATATTATTGAAAAAGATATGAATAGTCGAAATAGCACCTCAAAAAGAAAGGAGACTATTGTAGATAACACAAAAACTAGAAAGAAGAGAGAAGAGTTATCTATATCTGCTACTAAAAGTATAAAGAAGGAAGAAGTAGAAATTATAGTTCAGTTTCACTAATTTACCTTTGGCCAAAGGTTATAAAGAAGTAAGTGCCAAATAGTTAATTTATTATATGTATAAATATTTAAAAATGTATTAAATATTTATGTATGGGAAATTCACAATCAATGAAAAAAATAAATTTTGAAGATGTTCAATATGTAATTAAAAATACTGAAGAATATTTATTAATAAATACATTAAATGAAGTTGAACAAGAATGTTTAATAACAAATACAATTAACATTCATAAAGAAGCAGACCTAATAAATAAATTTATTCGAACACTTAATAAGCAAGTAAAAATAATTATTTATGGACGTAACTGCAATGATGAAAAAATTTATAGTAAATATAATCAATTAACTTCATTAGGGTTTTACAATGTATACATATACACAGGAGGATTGTTTGAGTGGCTGTTGTTACAGGATATTTATGGCTCAGATGAATTTCCTACAACAAAAAAAGAGCTGGATATATTAAAATTTAAAGCAAACAAAAGTTTAAATATTCAACTATTAGAATACTGATTTTTTGTTTATTTAATTTATTTTCTTTAATTACTTTATTTTTTTTTCAAATATTCATCTACTGCAATATTAGATAAATAATCAGCTCTTGTATTTTCTTTTCTATATATGTGTTCATATTTAATATTATTAAATTTGCTTTCAAATTCTTTGGCTTTTTTATATAATTCAATTAAATTAGGTGAATTACATTTATATTTACCTTCCATTTGATTGATAACAAGTTGACTATCACCTTGAACTATTATATCTTTGATTTTCATTTCTAGCGCTTGTTGCAATCCTAGTATTAAACCTTCATATTCAGCGTAATTATTTGTTATTTTATTTCCTATATATTTGCTACCCGACCAGATTTCAACATTATTGCAATAAATAATTGCACCTGCTCCACTCAAACCTGGGTTTCCACGACTACATCCATCAAATTTTATACAATATTGAATATTAGTATCATCTTCTATCATTAATTTTATTATTGAATTATAATAAATATTTATATATTATTTAAATATGTATAACTTATCAATTTTATTTTTTTAATAATTCTGTGTCACATTTCGCCTTTTTGTGTAATTTTAAAGATTCTTTTTTTGAATAATTTGTTATAAATAATTTATCCCGTCTCATTTTAAAAACACGAGTACCAAATAATTCTAATGCTTCATCTAAAGCTGTACTATAATCACATTTATCACGAAACATTTTATATATAATGCATCTATCAATATCATACGCGGCTAACAAATCGGCTTCTCTTACAATATGATAAGCTAATTGATATTCACCTAAATCAGGATAGCCGTTTATTTTAACTTTTGAATAAGACATTGTTCCAATAATTTTTCCGACTGTTTCTAATTCCAGAGGATTCAAATAAGATGATAAATGTTTTTGGTATCTGCTAATTCCTTCATTTTCATCCATATACTTTTTATCACACATATCATGACCTATTGCAGCTATGTAAATAATTTTTTTTTGTGCTTCTAAGTATGGATTTTTGGTAAATTCGCTTTCATAAATTTTTTTTGCAAATCCATATACTTCCATGCTGTGTTTTAATGCATGTGATTCATCAATTTTATACAAATCACTTGTTTTAACTACATAGTTGAAAGCATGGTTTATTAATTGAATAAAATTTACTGTAGTTGACATAACTCTCATAGTATATATTTATAAAATCTTTATAATACATTAAAATGTTTTCATTTTTTTTACTAATTATAAATAATTGTGGTCATTTGGCCGAAAGGTAGATTAAATATATTCACATATTTCTGTCTTTAAATTGTTATTTATATATATAATTTTAAACGGCTTTCCACAACCATATATTAATTTATTATTGATGTAATAATCACATAATTCTTTTGAAGAATGCGGGTCAATTTGTTTTCCATTTGTTTTGAGTATACCATGTCTAAATATTGCACAATTTATTTTTTCGATAATTATAGGTTCATTACAATGAGGACATGTTAAAATAGGTTCTTCATCATTTGTATTTGTCATAATAATATAGAATAACAAATATCTTTATTATTTTGTTTGATAGTATTTTTTATTATTATTTACCTTTTAATATACGTTTTTTACTAAATTTCTTTTTATTATATTTATTTTTGCTCTTTTTATATTTTTTTGTTTTTCTTCGACCGCCACTTTTTGTGGATTTACTAGGTAATTTAGAAACACCTTTTATCATAGGATAACTATATTTAAGTGGTTTTTCAGGACCATCAGATTTTGTATTTGGAGGTAAAGTTAAACCTGTTTTAATACTTTCATATAATCTTGGTATTTTTTCTTCATCTAAATAAGGTGAATATAGTTCATGAAATTTGTCCATTCTTTCATTTTTAACTATATTTCTTACAAAAGATGCAGACATTGCATTTAATGGGACTTCTGATATTACTAAACTTTCTAATTGTTTGGGGTCTTTTGATTTTGCTTTATATTCACTCATTTCGTCCCTGGGTAGAATTTTACCATTTACGGAATGAACATTATCCCATTTGAAAAAAAAGTCTGTTATAGAATCTAACATGTTTTTTCTATCATCTCCAATAATTAAAAATAAATTCACGTCTGGTATAGTATCTACCTTTTCTCCAACAATAGGGAAAAGTGGTGTAAACGGCGTTGCTCTTTTTTCGTCGGGTACGCATATCGTGTGTACAATCATATCTCTTATTTTTGTTTTTAAATCTTCATCTTCCGTTTCAGCTATCATTTTTTCCTTGAGTGACTGAATCATTGTTTTTGTTACATCATCTGCGTCTCCTAATACATTTATTTTTTCAGGGCAAGGAATTGGATTTTCATTGTTATCATTTGTTTTAGAGAGAATAATATAGACTTCTGGGACATTTTTTGCAATAGCTTCTTGAATTAACTGTTGAATAAGAAATAAATGACCAGGTGTAGGTGGATTCATTCTAGCTAAAGTAAAAATAATTGTATTATCGCCTCTATAATCAATGCTCATATAATAGCTAAATATTAAATTTACCACCTTTAACCACCTTTAGGAAAGGTGTCTAATAAATTGATTTATTTCATTTATCCATAATTCTATTTGTTTCTCGTTTTCATGAATGTCAATGTTGCCGTCTAGCACTAATTGGTCTAAACATGCACATTCACTAGAAGATTTATTTAGCATGTTATTATGATATACATTACAGCTTTCCAAATAATCTATTGGTATATTACCTTCACCATCTCTTGACCTCTTCATAATTCGCCCATGACATATTTCGGCGTCTGCTTTAACATAGATAACTTTGTGTACAGGAAACTCTTCTGAAAATGTATGAAACCAACTCAAGTAAATTTGATAATTAACGTGTTCAATTTTTCCAGAATCATAAAGCATCTTTGCAAAAACCATTTTATCAGTATATAAACTACGTTCGGTTATGATGATAATATTTTGGTTTTTTATATTAGTTTTTGTATTTATATTAGTTTTTGCATTTAATTCTTTTAATGCATCACGTAAAACTTTTAATCTCGAAACATATGCCATCATTTGAAAGGAAAATGAATATTTCTCTTGGTCCGCATAAAATTTTTCAAGAATTGTTTTCCCATTTTCATCCTTGATTTTTTCCCATTCATCGACAGGCTCCTTTAAAAATATGATATTAGGCTCATTTTTATAATAATTGCGTAAATTCCCTAATAATGTTGATTTTCCGGAGCCAATATTTCCTTCAATAGATATTATTTTAATTGTATTGGGCATTTTGTATATTGTTGAGTATTCATTGTTTTATTTATGTTATTTTATGTCAATTTTAAAAAAATTGACTTTAAAACAAACTTAAAGACAAAACGCAATAATCAAATATTTACAATTTTAAAATGGATTTGAATCAAAGAAAACTTAATAAATCAGAGTGGACTTCGATAGAAATATCTGTTTCCAAACAAGAAATAGATGTTTTAAATATGATTATTCAAGGTTTTCATGATGTAAATATTAGAATTAATAATAATAATTCCATATTTACATTTTTGAAAATAGAATATTCAGAAAAAATGGAGGATTTTATATACAATAAATATTTGCGTGACCGTTGTGATAAAATTGAAAATGAATTGAAAACTATAAATACTGAATATAAAAAAATGAAAATTGACAGTACAGCTAAATTAAATTCCGCTGATAAAGTTCGTTTAGATAGATTTGATGAAAATCTTCTCAAGAAAAATGATATATTTGAATTTCTATTATTAAATCATAGTGAAAAAATTGTTTTAAATGCTAAAAAAAATATAAAATTATTTCACTTTCACTACTTTACACTTTATAAATTGATTCGAACAAATGTGGCAAAAATAAATCGTCATATAAGTGATTTAGTATCCAGAATATTAAAACAATATGAAGATGATATACAGTTATCTGTTATTATTGAAAATGCAGTTGAATTTATTGAGAAAAATGAAAGTTTATTAAAATATAATGACTTGACACTTTATGAACACCAAAAAGATATATTTACTGCATGTAAAGGTAAAAACCCAAAATTAATATTATATATGGCACCAACTGGAACAGGCAAGACACTCACTCCAATTGCATTATCTGAGCAAAAAAAAATAATATTTGTTTGCGCAGCACGTCATGTTGGAGTAGCTTTAGCAAGAGCAGCTATTTCAGTGAATAAGAAAATTGCGTTTGCATTCGGTTGTGCTAGTGCAGACGATATAAGATTGCATTATTTTGCAGCAAAGGATTTTACAAGAAATAAGCGTACAGGTGGTATTGGTAAAGTAGATAATAGTGTCGGCGATAATGTTGAAATTATGATTTGTGATATTAAATCTTATTTGCCTGCAATGTATTATATGCTTGCGTTCTTTAAAGCAGAAGATATAATAATGTATTGGGATGAGCCTACTATAACTATGGATTATAATGAACATGAATTTCACTCTACCATTAAAAATAATTGGAGAGACAATATTATTCCAAACATTGTTTTATCTTCTGCGACTCTTCCAAAGATGAATGAACTCACAGAGACAATTCCAGATTTCTTAAGTAAATTTAATAACTCTGAAATATGCAATATTGTTAGTCATGATTGTAAAAAATCGATTCCGATTATCAACAAAGATGGCTATGTTGTTCTTCCTCACTATTTTCACGATGACTATAATAAAATTTTGGAAGTAGCAAGACACTGCAATGATTATTTGACACTTTTGAGATATTTTGATTTGAAAGAAGTTGTTGAATTTATTTCCTATATTAATTCAAATCAATTCGGAACTTCCAAAACATGCATAGAGAGACATTTTGAAAGTTTGGATGATATGAATATGAAAAATATTAAAACATATTATTTGTATCTTTTACAAAATATAGTGCACGACAAATGGACACAAATTTATAAACATTTTAAGATTTTGAGACGCCCTAGAATATTTGAAAATATTTGTATAGATGCAAAGGGAAATAAAATTGTAAAGGCGAAAAGTGTTGGACCAGGTATAACAGATACAAAACAATCATTATCTGGAGCACCATTATCTAGATTAGCAAGTGAGCAGATAACCAAACCTGCAGAGAATGGAACATCTGGCGTTTATGTGACTACTAAAGATGCTTATACTTTGACAGACGGACCGACTATATTTATTTCAAATGACATTGAGAAAATTGCCAAGTTTTGCATTCAACAAGCCAATATCCCATGTGCTGTTATGGATGATATAATGAGGAAAATTGACTTTAATAATGTCATAAATGAAAAATTACACACATTAGAATCAGAAATGGATGTAATTAAAGAAGCAGCGGATAGAAAAGTAAGAAATGAAGTATCTGAATTTCATGCAGGACACAAAGTAACTGGAAGAAATAAGACAAACAAAGACCCTAAGAAGTTGAGTAAAGATATACCTGATGAAATGCAAAATAAAGGAGCCCTTTCAAAATTGACCCAAGAAATAACAGCATTGAGGGCAATGATAAAATCCGCTGCGTTAAATGATGGTTTTGTACCCAATAGCAAAATGCATCTGGATAAATGGACTGAAGGTGTAAATATTACCACTCCTTTTACTAGTAATATTGATGAGCAAACAGTTTCTGATATAATGGCGCTAAATGGTGTAGATAACTTGTGGAAAATTTTATTAATGATGGGTATTGGAGTTTTTATTAATCATGAAAATATTACTTATACTGAGATTATGAAAAAATTGGCTGATGAACAGAAACTATATATGATTATTGCATCAAGTGATTATATTTATGGAACAAATTATCAATTTTGTCATGGATTTTTAAGTAAAGATTTGGATTTGACTCAAGAAAAAGTCATTCAAGCAATGGGACGAATTGGCAGAAATAATATTCAACAAAGTTATACGGTGCGTTTCCGTGATGATGAACAAATATTAAAGTTGTTTACATCTGATACAGACAAACCAGAAGTAAAAAATATGAATTTGTTATTTGTTAGTTAACCAGTATTATAAAAAGTTAAAGTTACGATTTTCTTGTCTTAATTCATTTAATTTATCTTGAAAAGCATTTAATTTAGCTACACTTAATTGCAATAAATTATTATCTTCGTCATTTAACGCAACTGCAGGTTGAGCTAAAAATGCCCAAGCTGCTCGTGTTAAAGCATTTATCTTAACAATTTGTTTATTAAATAAATCTATTTCTGCTTTTATATTTTTCAGCATTTCATCAATATTATTATCATCATCACTGCTAGGATTATCACATTGTTTTTTTTCGGTAACCGGAATAAACCGTTGATATTGTTTTTCTGTTGTATCGTCATAAATTTTATCATTATTGCAATCATTTAATATTTTAGAAAAGACGTTTTCTTGAACTTTTGGTATATTTAATACATTTCTGTCAGTGAATTCATTTTCTACATTACCTTCATTCATTACATGTTTTTCATATCTAATATCTCTAAACAATAAATTTTTTAATAATTCCTGATTATTTTCTTCTGATTCTACATTAATTGGTGATTCAAACTGAGATATTTTATTACTAATCATCTTTATAATATAAATATGAACATAAAAATATATATTATAATTTACACATATAAAATATAACTACATACGAATAACATTAAAATAAGGTTTCAATTCTATGACCACATTGAGTACAAAAAAACTCTATATTTTTACTTAAACAATGGTATTTATTTAAATCTTGTAAAAGAATATTTATGTTACCGTTTTGGTTCATCCAATAGTTTATTTTATTTCTAGTATCTTCCTTAATAAGTATTAAATTTTGGATATCGATTTGTATGTTTTCTATATTTTGTTGCATGTTTTGTTGCATGTTTTGTAATTTTTTTATATTTATTATTAAATAATTAAATAAAACCAAATTATATTTTAATATGGTTAATTTTTTTTTTATTTCCAATTTTCTATATTCTATAAGTTTGTAAACAAATACAATATCGTCAATAAAATAAATATTGTTGATAGATGTTAAATTATTATCTCGAGGGAATTTTATCAAAATCATTTTGTCATTTATGTCGTTACATTCTTGTTGTGTTTGTCTATTTTGCTCTTGTAATTTAGTATCCATGTTTTCTCCAGGTTTTGTTCCAAAAATAAGTTCTAAATATTGGAGTTCTGTTTCTTTATATTGATTTTTTTTTTTAATTTCATTTTCATGAAATGATTTACTAAAATTACATACAAGTAATTTAGTAATTTCAGATATGTTTTCCATTTTATTTTATATTTTATATAAAATAAATATTTTATATTTTATATTGTATTTAATTTATTATTGTCTATCTGTTGGTAATATATTTTAAATAACCTTTAGCTATCAAAATAAATTAAAATATAATATAAAGAATTTCTGCCATTTTGCGGGTTCTTTTACTAAAGTTATTGTTAAGATTTTGGTGCATTTTTCTTTTTCATATCTTCCATGAATTTCTCTCTATCTTCGAAATATAGTTGTAATTTTTCTCTGTTTTCTTTGCTATCTGTTGATTTAACTATACTTAATGCATAATAAAATGCTTGCATAGGAATATTTATATTTACAAGTTTGTTGTTTATTCCCTCTGGTTTATTTTCTTTTTTATTACTATATTTTTTTACTTGTCCTGGAGTGTCATTTGGTTTATCTGGAAAGTTTAGTGTACTTCGACTTAAAATACTCTGTAATTTTTCAAATGCTTTCAATTCATTATATGCTTGTTCCGTTGCAACTTTTAATGAATCATAAAAAAAGGCATTTGGTGAATGTTCAGATAAAATTATAGTACTTTCACTATATTGCAATTCAAATAGAGTAGTAAACATTTGGTTTTTTATATAATTATCAATTATAGCTTGCGGATTTTTTTTTTCATATATAATAGACCATAGATTTGCAAGAGCTGATATACCTGCGTACGCGCCAAAAGCACTTCCACTAAATTGAAACAAAATTGCAGAAATTGCTGTAGTAACAAGGATATTTATTGTATCATTTTTCGCTTGGCTAGTATTAGTATTTGATACTCCTACTAATGTTCCTAAAATGTCTCGAAAATTTTTAAAATGTGCTGGAGTTAATTCTGTCCAATTTATCTGAATAGTGTCATCTAAATAATTATCATCTATCGAGACAACTGGTGGTGCTTGTCCTAGTGCTGGTGCTGGTGCTGGTGCTGGTGCTGGTGCTGGTGCTGGTGCTGGGGCTGGTGCTGGTGCTGGTGCTGGTGCTGGTGCTGGTGCTTGTCCTAGTGCTTGTGCTTGTGCTTGTGCTTGTGCTTGTGCTTGAACTTGTGCTGCTTGTGCTTGTGCTTGTGCTTGCGCT